ATGTAGAAGCTGGAGTTGTTAGGCATCATGGGGTTAGCCATGTACATGCCTTGTCCAGGATTACCGGCGTAACGTGCGATCTCGCGGAAGTCGGGATCACGACGCAGGTGTAGCATGAAAGTAGGATCGCAGATGCAGCGATACAGACCATCAGCAAAAGTGGGAACGTTGCGCTTACGCAGATCCTTAACAAGTTCTAACAGGTCAGTGCGAACAGAGAACTGTTGAACTTGATCACCATACTCAGTAGTGGTGTAAGAAACACGACCAGAGGAATCTTTTTCTTTACCACCAGAGAAGTAATAACCGCCCTGAGAAGAAGAAGCAGCACCGTTAGCTTCAGCTTTAGCCAGTTCGTCAATAAAGACGCGATCACGCCAACGACGGTAGTCATCCAACAGGGTCAAGGAACCAATGCTCTGATGGAACATGTTCAGGTTGCCGGTATCAAGCAGCAAACGCTGAGCAGTAATCAGAGTTTCGCGAGCAATCTTAAAAGTAGAAGGCTGAGTAGGATCACCCGGATCTGCAGGACCAGTGTACTCTTTCAGCACCACTAAAACCTTCTCTTTAGTGATGTTACGGCTGTTAGCAGTACCAATGGTCTGATCAGCAATACGCTCGCGAGAGTCCTTAGTACCAGGTGCTCCCCAGAACTTGTAGCGATCAAGCTGCACAGTTTGACCGGGTTGGGATGTGAAATCGTGGACAACCACAGGCTCAACAGCCATTTCACAAACATAGGCGGGATGCGGGCGATAAAGCTCCGCGCCTAGAATCTTGGGAAAATCGTTATCAAGAAACACTTTCTTTTATCCTCCAGATATTCGGAAAATTAAGTAATCGGGTGAAAGATTCGGGCTTTCTATTGCCCTATCTAAAGAAAATTTTAGCAGTCTGTAATTTATTGATCTAATTAATACATTACAGGATACTGTTGCATGTTCATACGTGATCCAAGAGTATTACTTGAACCAGGCATTTCAGGATCAATAGCAAGATTCATTGCTCCAACAATTCCTTGAGTTAATCCAGCACCTCCTAAAGCCCCAAGGGAACCAAGGGCTGTTGAACCAACGTTAGTAATTTGCATTTGTCGTTGCAAATTTTGTGCTGGAGAACGCAGTTGTGGTGTTAAAACTTCTGCAACTCGTTTAGTTTGCCCTGCTTTAACAGGAAAGCCAAGTTTAGCTAAATCTTTGGCTGTTTCTCCTAACGATGCACTTACGCCTCTGCCTGCATCATCAATCAATCCCACAAACTTTCCAGCTAAAGGACCTGATTGACTAAAACCTGCACGAGCTAAACCCATACCCGCAGCACCCAATCCAGCGCCAAGGGCGGCACCACCTATGGCACCACCCAAACCGCCTTCTTGGTATCCTTTGGTTAAACCTGCTCCTGCACCCAGGGCAGCGGGAAGGGCATATCTAAGAAGAGCGGGATTCATGTCATTCCATAACAAAGAGCTTGTTAGCAAACTGACGAGGATCAGCTTGGTTCACTAAACGCCAGGCTTGGGAAGGATCAACATCCATTTGTTGCTTAAATGATCCCCAGAAATCTTGGGGAACCTGAGGTGCGGCTGCAGTTGGAGGTGCAGGAAGACCAGCAATGTTCATGCCAGCTTGACCAACAGGTGCAGTCGGATAACCAGGAGTTTCCAGGTCTGCTTCAGATTCATACACAGGGTATGGACCTTGAGGACCAAAGAACTTCAGGGTGTAATCAGACAGTGTATCGGGATTAGTTAAAATCTCGTTATAAGCAAGATTTTGTTTATGCTCAGTAACAGAGAAGTTGGCGTATCCCTTTAAACAATTAGTTGCCCTTTGGCCCCATGCGACGGCGCTGTCCAGCATCCCTTCCAGGTTTAGGGCGTACTGGTTTAGAATCGCTGGTGCTTCGGTTCCGTAGTTTGCTACTACCATCCGGCTTTCCGGACTCCACTCCAGCAGATTCGCTACGTCCTCTAAGGAGTTGATCGAGGAGGTTGGGGAAGAGTTGCTGGATGATGTCTGGTTTGTTTGCCAGGTCTGCGGAGCCGATTGTACCGAGGTCTGTGCCGGGGCTTGAGGAACTCCGTAATTCGCCGGGCTGTACTGAGTCGGAGAGGATGGTTGACCCTGGAACGGGGATTGCACCGGGCTTCCCAGCAGGTTCACCACCTTGTTGAATGCCGACTCCCATGGATTGCCCTGCATTTGGTCCGAACCCTGGGATGGGGGGACGAATACTGACGGGGCGGATTGGTAACTGGTAGTCCCCTGAGGTGCGGCCTGGGGAACCGCCTGGGGGTAAAGAGTTCCCACTTGGGCCGGGGCTGGAGCTGCCGGTGCTGCCGGTGCTGCCGCCACGTAACTGCTCGGAGCCACTGCGGGTTGGCTCGTCTGTGGGATCGATTGGACGGTAGCGTCCTGCATAGCTCATCTCCTTTTGTAATGCTTCTAAAGTTCGATACAGATATGGAGTTAAGTCCAAACGAGGATCTGCCGCCATGGGTAAATCCGGTGCTTGTGGGTGGGGAGTCTGCATCATTCCCCCCACTAAACGAGAAAACTGGGAATAAGCTCCCTGCAACTCATTGACCATCCTGAACGGGAAGCCCGAAAGCATTTCCGCTCTTTCCTCATCGGTTTTTGATGGGAAAAGATATTTCAGTGCTTCTATGCTATCAACTCCTAATTCTTGTAAGTTCCTTACAACAATTGAATTGTTCAGGATGTCTTGTGTTGAATCCTCGTAAACAGGACCCAACCAACGCCAAAGCATTGTAATGTCACCATCAGGAATTAAACCTTTAACTCCTGGCGGTATCATTTGTGCTTTAACACAAGCCATCATAAGTTGTTTCATGCGGTTGTCAAATTCAGCCATAGCTTGTTGATAACCCGCTTCTTCTTCTGGTGTGGCTTCTGGTCCAGGAGGTATTGGTTTCTCAAACTTTGCTGCTGCCGCTAATGTATCTTTAAATAATTGTTCTTCTTGGAAAATAATTAACTCAAGACAACGAGATAAACCATGGGTATAAATTGCATTAGCTTTTTTCTTTGCTGTTGCTGAAACACGTCCAAATAAAGATTTATATTCAGTAGCGGTAACACCTGCTGAAATTGATAACTCGTCAACACCACCTAATGATGTTCTAATTTCTTCTCTGTATTGACGCACAAATGCATTCTGGTCACCAGATATTGCATCAGGAACAATGTAACCTACTCGATCATTGGGCTCTAAGTTTGCAATGACTCGAGGAACTCTAATCTGTCCATCAACACCACGACTAACTGGATCTTGTTTAAATGTTGAACGACTTAATCCAAGGGGGCTGGTAAAACCTGAATTAGCTGCAATCGATGGACGTTGTGCTGCACCATCACCACCTGATTCCATTAAATCAGTTTTAGGTCTGGATGATAAGAGAGTTGGATTGCCAAAGAACTGTAAGTTCTTGCGCATGTTATTAACCAATCCATCATGAATAACAATGTGATTAGCTAGTGCATCAAATTCTCCACTGCCCTCCATGGAGAATCCCTTAGGGTTATTAAAAATTTCTACACAAGGAATAAAGCGTAATACATTGCTAAACTTCTCTGTCTTGCCTGGCACTTGACCCATTGCATTTTCAAAGGACATCTCTCCTTCTGAATGCGTTTCTTCAATAACATTTGCCTTAATTGAAAGACGTATATATTTCTTTTGACCTGGCGTTTGGTTTGGATCACCAGTTAAGTTATACGTACCAATGTCTTGAAAACCTGCATTAGGTTTTTTAACTTTATAGCTATAGATAATAACAACTTCTTCTAGCTCACCATCGACGTTGTAGTAAGAGCGGTACTCATGGCTACGGAAATAGTAAAGACGATAATTATTTTCAGTAGGTCGAATATAAAAAAGTCCCTTTCCATCACATAAGAAGTAATCCCAAATTGAATCAAGACGTGTATCTAACTTGTTATATTTAACAACTTTATCAATAAAATCTTTACGTTGTGCGCCAAAGTTATCTTGTGAGGGAAAAAATTCAACTCCTTGGCGAATACCGAAGAGTTTCATCTGGGCAATATGAGACGCAACAATTCCCGTATCTACATTAGAACTTCCATCACGGTCAATGTAGGAGTCAATAATTTCCTTAAGACGAGACTTGGCGTCAGACATTTAACTATTTACTACCCTTTTGTTTATACATCCTAGCAGCTTTGCCAGCCTTCTTAGCTTTTTCTGTGTTAGGAACAAACTGTTTTCCTTTACGAGAACCTTCTCGTTTCTTGCGATCAGTATCTTCACGTTCTTCTTTTGAAAGCTTTGCCCATGCTTTCTTGGGAAGATAACGTTTAGTAGTACCGTCTTTTTGAATTGCTTTATCTGCCATTAGCGTGACCGATAATAGTAAGGATTATTTTGCATGTATAGTTTTGTTTGATCCTCTGCATACGCACGTGCTGGAGAAATAGTATTTTCTACGTTTTGCTTTTCGTTTAACATACGAGAAAAAGGGGCTATAACGTTTTCTTCTATTGTAATTTGATCTGGCACTAAGGGTGCATAACCTGGCGTTCCGAATCTAAAATTAACTCCAACATTAGTATCAGGCATAAACTTCGACCCAAGACCAGCATATGCATTTACATTAAAATTACCTTTGTTATTTGTATAACCAACATCTAAACGTCGTGAGGGGGCGTTTATTCCAAAATTTAAATTTTTTCCTTGTATATTCAAGTTTCCTGGCATAAGCGTAGCTGTTCCTTTTTCGTCTGAAAATACAAGCGGAGAACCTGTGGCAAAGTTTAAAAGGTTTTCAGCTGGTCCGCCATGAGATAAAGAGTTTTTAAGAGTTTCAGAATTCAAAAGTTTTTGAAAAGCATCACCGAAAGAAGCTGCCTTATAGCTTCCGCTGAAAGGCATAAAAGAAGCGGAATTTTCCATCTTAAGTTTTCACCTTCATGATTTTTTCTCCTTAGCTTTCTTGGCTGCAGTAGCAGCTTTTTTACCTTTTTCATATTGATCTTTGGTCTGCCAATCCTCTTTACCCCATTTCTTTAACGACTTTTGTTTTTTTCCTTCTCCACCTTTATATCCACCACCTTTCTTTTTATACTCAGCCGCAACCATCTGTGCTTTACGAGCTGACCACTGACCAGGCTTGCCACCTTTACTACCAGCAGTAATGCGCTTTTTAATCGATTCGCGCAGACCAGGTTTTGTATATTTAGAATCGTCTTGTGCCATTAGCTTACATATTTTCTATCAAAATTAGCTGGAGCCTGAGCTAATGGAAGTTGAGGACCAGTTCTACGCAAAAAAGCGTCTGACTCATAAGGATTATCTGTGCGTTTTCCTTTCTCGTAGATTTTCTTTTGTTTCATTTGATTGCGATGAGAGGCGGGATCAATAGGAGGCAGCATTTGTGCAAGCTGTTGTACGCCGCCATAGTCTTGCCCTGGATAATAAGGCATTTGTGTTGGATTTAATAGTTCACCAAAATATGGAAGTGTTTGAATGTTGCCAGGGGCACCAGGGATGTTTAATCCTCCGCTATAGCGAGGAGCACGATTAAATATATCCCTGGGTATTTCAGGCATTCGCGGATTGCCATATATATCCGTAGGATAAGCTTCTTGATCTGTCAAAAAACCACGGCCAGGATAATACGTTCTAGGAATTTCATCCATTATCATTGGTGGTCCTTGACGTTGTTCTACGAAATTATTCATCTATTGAAAAACTTTTTATTATTCTAAAGGTTCATAACCTCCTTCACCATTTAAACGTTGAACAATAATTCCATCACCTTTAATATTCCACGTCAACAATGTGCCTGTTTCCCAGCCCAAAGTCTCAATAATTTCTTCAGGCAGGGTCAAGAAAAGATCCCCGTCCTCATGTTCCTCTAATTCTATGAAGTAACTCATTTGGCTAGTATCTTTTCCATTAGTTTATCAAGCTTATTATTGATTGAATAAAATTCTTCATTCATTTTTTCCATCTCTCGGATATAGTCCTGTTTAAGGACATACTCTAGCGGCATTCGATCAATACGATCTTCCAATGCTCGCATTCGTCCGAAAATTTTACTTGTGAACCAACCAGCGCCTGAGATGGCTGAGATACCCAAAGCAACAATTTGTTCCATTAGTAATCAAGCTGTAGTTTACCTTTACGTGTTAAACCGGTAACAAGCCAAACTAAAGCATCCACACAATCGTCGTGACTACTAACTCCAAAATTAGTTAGTTCTTCAAACATTGCCGTAAAGTTTCTGTACCGGTTAAATACTATTTTACGATCCTCAAACATTCCCATGATGCCCCTGAATCGTGCTAATTTATCTGCACGGAATCCTTTTACTGGGTGCCAAATCAAATTATATAATCCTTCATTATTTAAACATATTCGTTTAAAATCAGCTTCCAGGGAGGCTTGATACTGTACTGCTTCTGACCAAATATCACATGTTGAATAAGTAGGGAAATAGGTGCCATCTTCTTGACGACCTACAACTGACCAGTCATTAAGTAATTCTTTTAAGGCATCTAGTTTTTCTAGATTACCCATAACACGTAATCTTCTGTAATCAATAATATGAATTTTATCTCCAATTCGACCACCTAACACCATAACTGTATAATCGTTTTTTTCTTTTGTTCCGGCAGAAAGGTCAACTCCAATGCCCAGCATGTCAAATTCAGTGGCAATTTCTGCCTTTACCAATAGCTCTGGTGCCAAAGAAAGTTCATTTTGTCTAACGATTTGATTCATGTACTGAAAAGAAAAAGCAACGGGTGCTTGCCTTTTTTTCTCTTTCAGGTACTCTAGGGACCACATCTCAGGCCAATATGATTCTTCCTCGCCGGTTACATCGTTATTCAAAATTGCAGAAAGAACGATTTGCGTCCAATTATTTTGCTGACAGAACGTGGTCGAATGAATGTCATCATGACGGAAGCGTGTACCAAGACAAATTGCACGACCTCCCTCAAACATCGTTGGAGCAATCACAGCGTTCCAGTTATCCTGCATCATTTTGCGGATGTCTGGGTTGCCAATATCTGAAGCAGATTTTATGGGGTCATCAATTATCACAAGTTGAGAACGCTTTGAAGTAACTGAACCTTTTAGTCCAGCGGCGCATAAAGTAAATTGTTCTTCGCCTGTTGTATCAATGCCAGCAAACTTATGGTCGATAGACCAGTATTCATTGCTGGTGACATTTTTAAGTAGCTTAACGCTAGGGAAAACTTCTTGATATTTTTTTGATTCAATGATTCGTTTAATTGTTGCTGACTTGGAACGTGCAATATCAACCGTATAGCTAAGGTAAAGGATCTGTAAGGGCTTCTTGGCTTGCGTATGAATACCAATAGCCCAGGCAGTAAATAAACCTAATACAGTCGATTTTGCAGATCCCCGTGGTCCCAATAAATCAATATTAGGACCTGCAATTTTTATTAAACAAGAACTATCGTTATTTGTTACTAATTGACGATGCCATTCTTGATGATGTTTAGCCGGTGGTTTATCAGCGACGTATTCACAAAAGTAACCAAAGTCCTCTCTTGCTTTTTGAAATAATTCTTCTTTACTGCTTTTACGAACTTTATGTTTTTTGGCAGCAGCTTGAGCGTTCCGTCGATAAGCAAGATGACGATGAGCAGGCACTATTTAACCTCTTGTTATCTAAATAGTACCTTACTTTTTGTCTGTATCCTTACCTTCTTTCTTATCTTTATGTTTTTTGGCTGCTTTGGCTGCCTTTAAACCCTTTTCAGCAGACTCTTCTGCGTCCTTACCTTTCTTAGATTCATTCTTTTTTTTAAAGTGCTCCAGGAGCTGAGGAGGCATTTTATTTTTTTTAGCCATTTTATTTTGAGCGAGCGTTTAATAGTTGTTGGAATTTATCCGAAGGATTAGGTCCAGGTTCAATTGAGTCCTGGTTACTTGGGGAAGGAGAAGGGGCTAAATCAGTCTCTGCATTCTGCGGTGGCTGATTAGGCAATGTAGGAACATTATAATTCCTATTCTTCTCTAGGTCGGTTAGCATTTGAATGACCGACATTCTAGTAAAAGAAGGTTTATTTTGTTCCATACATATTAATCTTCAAATTGCATTCTAGCCCAAACAGACATAGATGCTTCTTGTAACGGACCTTCAATAGGATCATCTTTAAAAATAGAAGCGATTTCTCGTAAAGCTCGATCTGCACCAGCCATTAAAAGTCCTTTGCGATCACGAGAAGAAACAAATGAATCAACCTGGGAGATAGTGCCACGTAATTCTTTTTGCATAGCAGCAATACGGGCAACACCAACATCTCGTTTAACCGCATAATTTTCAATATCCATTCTTAACTTTTTAATGTCTTCTTGCATTTCTTCAATTTCATGCAACAAAACTTTGAGATGATCTGGTTTAGAAAAATTATCCTTTAACCATAAATCAGTGGCAACAATACTGCTGTCGTATCCGAGAAATTTAGCGTATAAATAAACTTGTATAACAGAAAATGTTTCTTCTGCAAAAGAGTAAAAAGACTCTTTAGTTGCACTGTCTAAATTATCTACCCAATGATTAAATACTTGTAAATCAATATCAGAATCGGTAAGCCTGTTGGGCCTGGCGGTAATCCCGGTCTTCGTCTTTTTCAGAGAATTGCTGCTTTTGCTCATTAGTCTTACGTTCTTCTTCTGCAAGATTACTTTGTTTCTTCATGGTAGACCCAACAGAAACATCTTGGAAAATTTTTACTGCTTTAGCTGCTTGACGTGCTTTATCTTCATCAAAGAAAACATTAGTTACGTCATCAGCGTCCTCATCATACATTGCACTGATGTTATCAGCCATCTTTATTGTTGCTCCTAAAGAAAGTTGAGTCTTCGTCTTTGTCTTCCATGGGGAAGTTATCGGAAGAAGACTCGTTTAATGCCTTTTCCTTTGCGTAGTCATAAGCAACTTGTGCTGCTTTTTTGTAAGCATCAAGCTCCCCGCCTGTTGTGTAATTTTCAGCAGGAGAAGGCTTTTTCACAAAACGATCAGAAGTTGCTCATCATGGAAGCAAGACCCTGTGAATAGATATCACGACGGCCTTCAACAGACTTCTGACGTTGCTGACGCATCTTGGAACCTTCTAGCTTACCCAGGAGTGATTCAAAGTCTTCGATGGGCACCGTAGCAGAGCCCATTGCCGCATTAATTTGTGCCGGGGTGGCAACACTTTCATTTCCTGTATCAGGATCTGTATAGATGTAATCGCTTCCGTTCCATTCAACAGACATGAGTTTTAAAAATTACACTATAGAAATTATAATACAAACTAATCAGGTCAATCAATAATCTTTAAAATCCCATTGCCATCATCATATTTGCATACATATTCATTTGTGCAATATCTGTATTGGCACTAGAACGAATTTGTTCCACTTCTACGTCATAACGTCCTCTTGTTGCAACACCAGAAACACTGTACATGCCTTGTGTTTCAGCAACTGCAACCAATCCAGAATTAATAATATTTTGAAGGTTTAAACCATAGGCAATATCTTTATCTTTGAAATCTCTTAAACGAGTATCTTCTACTTGTGTTGTGTACTGAACTAGGTCACGCTCACGTGCATCGCCTAGCAGGGCAATATCGTATTGCGTATCATATCCATATGTTTCAGCCCCTGCCCGAATACCTTCAATGGCTGCGCCACCAGCATTTGCTAGCACTTGAAGGTTGTAACCTGCGGCATTATTTATATTGTTTATATGTGTTTCGTGCGACTGGCGATCTTCACGATCTGCATCCATAAACCCATATAAAATTTCTTCACTTCCTATATATTGATCTGCAAAAGCCTGAGGATCAGAAGAAGGAGCAGCAACAGTTTCTGGTATTGATCCACTATCAGTTCCAAAATAATTTCCGGTATCTCCAACAGCAGTAGAAAAATAATCATTCGTTATTGGCGAGTTATCAATTTCAGCAGGTGTTACCGTTTCTAAAGGTGATGAAAAGTTTTTATCCTTGCTTGCATAACTAGTAGCTTTATCTCCTACAGTTCCCTCGTAACCTTTTTTACCGGCTGCTGCTTTGTCTAAAAACTTTTGTGCCTCTGCTCGGGAACCACCTAAAGCACTAAAATCTCTTAAATCACTTTTAGTGATCTTATCATCGCCACCATATTTTTTAATAAACTCTTTGTAATCCATTTACGCTAACCCCTTTTCTTTTGCAAGTGCTGCTGATTTCATTCTAGACGCTTTAATCGTATCAGGCATTCTAA